ATAGATCAGCAATGTCAATACGAAAAGTTTGTGGAGGAGTAGTTAATATGGAAAATAATAAATATTCGTAACTTTCAGTTGAACGATCAAGTGACCAGTTGATATGTTGTGGGGTTGTGACATTATTTGTACCAGTACTTTCTGTCACTACAAAATTACCACTGAGTGGGTATCCTCCGATATCAGATGATGTTATATTTCGGCCTTGAATGACATAAGGGACTAATGTTCCTATTGGTACATTTGTAGTTTGTAGGTAAAACCAAGTATTATTCCGTCCTTCTTGTAGAAATGAACTTGCATACGGCTGATTACCTCCGAGATTAGTACCACGCATCCACAGCTCTGTTCCTGGGAGCGAAAATTGCAATGATATTGTCTGTCCAACCGGTAATACGGGAAGTCTAGATATAGCAGGATTAGTTGATATATCAACTATTGTCACCTCTCGACTGATGGCTACAATAGGCCCAGCAGTGGACCCGGTTCGTAATTGTAGAGCAAATGTTTTTGGACCGGTAGTGGTCAAATTTATTGCCGGATAAAATGAGATGACCATTGGTCTGGGATTACTAACGTAAGAAAGCCCATCAGGATTTGTAATGACATTACCAACAGTATCATCATTTGGCGCATCAGTGATCCAATCTTTGCCTCTGTTGCTAATTTTTATAAAATCATTAGTGGTAGCGGAACCAGTTATTGTGAAATATAACGGTACCCCATCCCAGTATCCATTGTTGGCTAGTAGCCGGGCTGGACCTAGTGTATCAGCAATGGTAAAATATACTACATTCCCTTCATCAACGGTGAGTGAGCTTTCAGATATGGTGTATGTCATAGTATGTATTTATCCTATATTATGGAGTGTACTTTAACACTGTCCATTTTCCGTCTTGATCTGAATCTATCCATGCCATATCCCCAGTTCTCCAACCATGTTTTGGTGGATTACTAGATATCTGCGCAACAGTTGAATACCTCATTTTTGCAAGATCAAAAAAGTTTCCAGATCCTGTAATTTCACATTGTTTTCTTATTATAGATATTAGGCTTTGGTCAATCAATACAATAACTGATGTTGTATTTTCAACAGCGAATACTTGGTAGAAATTATCAAATTGTGAGTCTAATCCACTAAAAGCAAATACATCACCTACTACCAATCCATGTGCAGTTGTCATTGTAACTTTTATTTTATTGTCTAACGCATAGTCTATCTGAATTACTGGATTTGTTAGTTTAGTAACACGATAAACTTGCCAATCTTTGTTGAAATCTTTTGCTACCCAAATTTTGTACCCTGATGTTAGTTTGGGCAATAATGCTGATAAATCTGAGTAATTAGTTATATCAAATAATAGAGTATCAACATCAGCGATATTAACATACCCTGCAGATTTTATATCATTTTCATATAGTTTAGCTACAGGTCTATTTAAAAATATTGATGGGTTGTATTTTAATGGACTACTTAATAAATCATATGGACGAACTGCATTTACTAACGAAATACTTGCATCTGTTTCTCTTAATAGTGATAAAGTAGATGGATTACTTCTATACTTTGTTTCATCCAACTGTATACTAACACTTTGATTAACTTCCAATGCACCGTATTCGCCTACTCGCATTGCCCATTCTTCATATGTAGTTAACTTACTTGATTGGTTATTAAACTGCCCATTAGCTATTGCACTTATTGCATTCTGTGTGCCTTTTTCTCTAATATATCCTTGGTAGAATTTACTTTGAGTTGTTTGATTCATTCCTATATCTTCAAGATAGGGTCTGCTTCTATATCCGATTAATCCATTACTAAATGTATCAAAATTTTCATCTAATGGGTGTAGATCAATATTATAAATGTCAGCTAGTTTAGCAGCATTGTTGGATAAGTTTGGTAATAATCCTGAGGTCAATGGTCTATCTAATTGACTCCAGTAATTAAAATCAAATGTATCAGCCGCAGTCATATCCTGCATTGCAGTGTATGATCTTGTCTTATATGATACGATATCGCCTTTCTTATAATCAGTAGATGGTGCCCAATTCACAGTTACTGCACTGTTATAAATGAATCCTGCTGGATTAAGCTCACCGTTCCAATTTGCAGTTTTGTTTCCAGCAAGTTTCAATCTATATTGTCTATTTCCAAGCTCTGGTTTATAAATTACATCATTGAATACAGTAACATTATCAAAAATTAGTGCGTGGTCATACTGAACCAATGTTAACTCAGCAAATGCAATTGTCTGACCACTTACAACACTAATAGTAGTAACATTTGAATCTCGGTTTATATCAAGTGAATTATTCCGTATTATTTCAAAATTTGGGTTCAGAATTCTTGATTCATTTGGGCGATTCCCTACAATATCAACAACAGAATCTGAACTAGTAAAAACTAACTCACTCGCTATTGGACTTAGAACTAAAATATTACCAGATTTCCATCCTTGCAAACTCCATGTTAAGAATTCTTCTGCAGCTAGTATCCAATCTTGATTCTTGTTTAAATCTTGACTATAATTTTCAAAAACAAATCCTTGTGCAATTAATATTCGTTGATAACTTACTAAGAAATCTACTACTTGCTGTTTGTTTTTGAACTCATATCCGTACGGAACTGTTATTTTTTTATTCTGATAGTCTTTATATATTATACCCCGTGTAGTTAATACTTCAATCACATATGACCGGCCTGCAGATTGACTTGGTATGATGGTGAAATATGGACTTTTTAAGTTATACCCACTTACAGTATAACCTGAATCAGTTCTTTCTACAATCACTGCACTATAATTAATTCTTTTAACAGGAACGCTCTTATTAAGGTGTACAGTATAATTTTCATCTGGTATAATAGTAGATTCATTCGTACTATTAGGGCTGTATTGTTCTGCTAATACAGTTATATACTTCTTGTCCGTAAATCCAGCCATCTTGTGACTTAAATTTACATCTAACGCATTGAGGTAAGTTCTTACTTTTGCAGTTGCATTAATTCCAAAACTAGTTAGATAATCTGTTATCCAATTTAAGTATCCACTTGCTCTAGATATCTTACCTGACACTAACTCACCATTAATAATTATGGTTCGTGGAGACACCTTTTTATTAGTGCCATTTAAAATAAATTGATTTATATTTAGATCAGGTGAATACCGCGATGTATCAAAAAGAGTTCCAAAATAAACGGCTGGTTTAAGAAGTGAAATAGTTCTTTGCAATGCATATGCAAATTCACTAGTGCGTCTCCATGCTGATTCAACTGGACCTTGATCACCAATAGCAAAAGAATAGTTTAGTGATCCACTATCAAGATTGCCTATTAGTAAAGACGGTTTAACTAAGTCACCATTTACATCTACTGGTAAGATAGAAGATAATCCAGGTCTAGCATATAGCGGGTTATTAACACCTGTTTCATAATTATAACCATCTTCTAAATCAAGCCATAGATTCAACAATTGAGAACTATACGGGGCAGTTCCATACCTAGATATCCACCAAGATGGTTCATCAGTGAATCCCAACATTTCCCAAGGGTGAGTATGAGGACGATCAGTATCGTAAAAATACTTGTATATACCTCTCCAATACCCAATTAGTGGTTGGCCGTCTTTATCTAAAGACCGGCTGTAATTCCAACTAAATTCATTATTTGGTTGAAAATACGGATTAGCACTATAATCTATCTTATTACCACCAATCCATTTCAAAAATTCTGAATTTAATACTGTATTAAATTCTGATAATGAATAGTCAGTATTACGGAACTTACCAGGTATATAAGCTGATAAATCAAGTAACTCAGTGTTGTAATCTGCCTTGATATTATTATATATCCTATTTTCTAATTCTAATAAGTAGTCGTCACGAAAGTCACCAAATGCAGGAGTTAAACTTCCATCATGTCCCTGTATTACTTGTACTGGAGTTTGATAAGTATTATCAAGATAAATTCCTGGAATATACTTTGGATGTAATCCAAGTTTAGTGGGTGTTTCTGGTACGAAACTACCGTCTGTGCTTGAATAATCTCGTATGTCTAATTTTCCATCTATTACCAAATCTACTGCATCAGTAATTATTAAGGTAGCTGCTTGTGTATTAAAAATGTAATCACGATTAATAATTAATTGCTGTCCATTGTAGTAAACTAATATTGCTCTGCTGCTTAATGCTGTACTATTATATATTTCATTTAGTGCATATGTAGTAACATACTTATGTGTTAATATGTTTATGTCTACATTGATAATGGTATGATTCAATACAGTGTAGTTCTCTCCGGCAGGAACCATATCACTATAATACCAAGAAAAAGTTGAATTCTTTACTGTATTAATTATTGATGTTATAGTATCAACCCCAGTCGCAGCGTCACTGGGATTTAAATCAGTCAATGAGACACATAATTCTAAAAATTTATTTTTAAATTTTGAATATTCTCTACTAGCTAACTCTAATCCATTCATGAAGTTGAGATTAGAGTCAATAAGAAATAAGGATGAATACATAGTAGGGGCAGAATTTTGTATAATGCTCCCACGGGTAGCTCGGGTGTATATATCTCTGCTATTATTGCTAGCTAATATTTGCCCTTCTAATCCAATGGTATTTTGACCAACATTCAATAGATGATTTCTCATCTGTCCCAATGTTACTTCATTCAATAGTTCATTTTTACTATTAGAATCTAGATTCACTGGTATCTGATAATAACCCAATGAACTAACTTGATTACTATAAATTAGTATATCAATAGTATCACCAACCATTAAATATCCAGTCGCAAACATCAGTGCATTTTTTACACCAACTGGCTCAATAGAGTACTTCTCATATTCTACTGTGTTAATGACTAATTCGGTATTAACAAATACTTTAATATTAGGAGAGAATAACTGAGGTGTTACTGGCAATATATCAATTTCAAAATACTTAGTTGCGCCGGTGTAGCCATAACTAAAGTGTTGATATTGTTTACTTTTCTCTTGTACCGTTGTCCATACCGATGCTGCTTGATATGCAGTGCGTCCAAAATTTTCACGAATAAATCCATCTGCTAATAGCTTTGATATTTTTTGTCTATTACTAGTATACACAAAATGATCATTATCAAAATTATTCTTAAAATTAATGTCACCCAATGAATTTCCAACATTGGTGTAACTTAGTGCAAAGTTTAAAACTGGATCAACTTGCCCTATTCCTTCGTAAAAAGAAAATATTTTCGTACCAGTAAAATTACTTAGTGGATAGGTATCAGTATCACCAAAACTTATATCATTATTATCAATAATATCAAATAATGGTGCTTGGTTTATTTTTATTTTCTGTTGTGATAATAACCAGAACCCTGGATTAGATGCAGTAATATTGAACCAATGGGTAGTTTTAGCATTAGTACCGGATAGTGCCAATACTGAACTGTATTTTTGTGCTTGAGTTAAATTTGTAGTTTCTCGTACTAGTGATATTCTTGGATGATTATAATCAAAATTAATTCTATCCTCTGAGGTCAATGCTACTTCTTCAAGTTGTAATTTAGTATTAGAGTATATATGTTTAACCCTACCAATAACACCACTGCGTGGTGTATCATATGAGTCAGTATCACTTGCAGTTTGATCATACCCTGAAGAGTAGTATATAAATGCACCTTTTTCAAGTTCAGTTAGAAACTTAGTATATTGACCTATAACTACAACTGATCCAGCAATTGTAGTTACTGTACCATAAAATATAGCAGGATCTCTCTCAGTTGTACTATCAAAAAATGTAGCAGAATATTGTGCAATATATGCTATACTATAGATATTTTTTCTTTTGGTTATGTCTATATCATTTCCAAAAATAATTGTTTCATTTTCTTGTAGATTTAATCCGAAGTCTCTTTTCAATACCCGAACTGATACATTTTCTACTTGTGTTGCTGATGCAGTGATAATCATATCAAATTGATCTACATTTGGCATTGCTACTCTGCCATTATTGAACAATTGTAAATTTTTATCAAATTCAATTATAGGTCTAGTAGCCCGTTGATATTGATCCAATAATGGAATAGTTCCATTATAAGCTGCTGTATTTAAAATAATATCAATATGGAACCATCTATTAGAACGGCTCCAGGCATTCAGATCATCTGATGCACGATTTATAACTATATAATCTTGTGCCAAAGTAGCACTCAATGTTTCATCATACTTGCCTATATCAAAATTTACTGTGCTAAAAGGAACTGTACTGCCTTCAGGGTTAACTTCAATAGAAGTTAATGTGTCTATGTCAACTAATGTTATTGCTACACCGACACCCTCTACAATATAAGTTTTATTTCTATATGCGATTGGTTCAACTGTATCATCAAATTTTACAGTTAATCCATTTGAAAATTTAATTATCCGACCACCACTATAACTGGTGTATTCCTTTTGACCTATTATTCCTGAATCAGGATGGTCAATATCAAGTGTTATAACTGCAATATCTGATATATGTATAGTTTTTACTTTTGCTGAATCGGCTGCATCTTGAAAATACAAAGTTGAAAGTGGTGCTGTTATCGGTGGTGATTCTACTATCAACCCGGCTGTATTTTTGAAGAACTCATGTCCAGCAAGTGTTGCTCCGTCATTAATTCTAACACGATTTCCCATTGGGAAATCTCTAACATGCACTAACGATACGATTGATAATTCATCTACTTGTATTTTCCAAACACCGTATCTATCATTTACAGCAACAATATCATCATTCGCATTAGTCCAGTCTGCTGAATTAGTACTGCTATTCAAAAATATTACATATTTGTCTACTGGAAATTCGGTATCCCCATCAAACTGTACGATTTCTGATATCAATTTACCGTCTATACTAGTGAAAGTACTTGTTATCGCGTAATCTACATAATTTATCAAAGGTAAACTGAAATAATAATCTTGAGCCTCACTTGATGGAATAGCAAAGGTTATAGTTCCAACATCTTCCCCATTGTTTGTTACTCCATAAATTCTACGACTTGAAACTTCAGGCAGCTGTTGCTTAAATCCAGAAATTCCTGGTTCTGTCTGTATCCATGTATTATGACCAGCATTATTAACAGAAAAATTGTAAGTATGACCTCGAGCTACAGTGATACTATCTAGATTAGAAAGATTTATATCAATTGATACAATAGCAGAATTATTACTTAGTGTATATGAACTGATGAGTACTGCATCTGGTCCTGACGGTAACCAATAATATTGTGTAAAATTTACAAGCTTATCTAATTCTATTTTAGGATTATAGCTATAATATTCAGATGCGAATAAGCGTGAGTGATCATTATTAACTCCGCCATAGTGTCCAATTTTTGAAACTAGATCAGTATAATCACTATAAAAATCTATTTCGTTACTTGTATTTTTAACTATTACACTAGGTTCAAGTTGGTAATTACTTCTATTTTGGGTAGGTTCTACTACATAATTGTCACCTGACCTGAAAGTAGGAGAAAACTTTCTTCCAATAAATCCGTCAAGTCTCTTGTAACTTGGTTCACTAACTAGTTGATCAAGAGTTGCGCGTAAGAATTTTTTATTTGCGTTACTGTGGAATACTGAAGGAAGAAAATCTAAGGTCTTTCTGGTAGCCATTCTTATTTACCTATCAAAATGTGATACTACGATTTGAAGCGGTTAAACTTTGATTTAACTGTCCAGCAGTAACTGCTGTGATAATTTGTACATCGTCTACCGTAGCTGAACTAATTATAATTTCATTAGCTTCTGCATTAATTTGATACAAACTACCAAAATTCACTGTATCATCATTTGGTACTATAATAATACTAGCAATATTTGGGCTTAGTGATCTATGCAGATATGCAGCTAATTCGCTAAAATAGAAAGTGTCACCAAAATCCCAATTTGATATAGCAAAGTAAATATTTATGGTATTTACTACTGATGTTTTAATGTCAGCATCACTTATATTTAATCCAGGATTCTTAACTACTTTAAATGTAGCTTGTAAATTAAGGGTGGACTTATTACCAAAAATTGGTTTAAATTTTGCACTTTGAAAAATTATAGTATCACTAATTGCTTTTTTATTATTCAACTCTGCATAATCTGTTTCTAAAGAAATATTAGTAGGAGCAACAGGCTCACTTAGTGAATGTGTATTATCTAACATCCAATTACGATAATCAGTATTGTAATTAGCTGTTAATACATATAAATCAATAATATTGCTTGTGCTTGGATCAATTCTACTGCTGCTAGGAGTATTATGTCTATATTGATAATACAAATTTTGTCTACCAAAATACGCTATATAATCTGTTAATGGATTGCCGATACTGTGGGTACTGCTTATCTGATAAAACAAATTATCAGTAGTTGCATACAATATTTGTCCGGCTGAAAAATAATTTTTATTAGTTTCTATTTGTGCAGTGGTAGTATAGGTTGTAGTTATTGTTGCATTGTCAACTAATTCAATATCCATGAATCTGTCATATCCAACTACTGATTTGAAAAATACATATTTACTTGCTTTATTTGTGTCGGGATCCACGACGAACTCAAATAACTTAGCGTTATCTGGAACACCATCATTATTCGTATCAGAAAAAGTAACATAAATGCTATTAGTACTTGCATAGCCATCGCTACCAACAATAGAGTTATGAACATACCATAATGCATCTTCTCCTAATGGTGATGCAGTGTTTGGGGCAGGATTTGTTTTTAATATTTTTATGTTGTCTCTTATTACTTTTCCAGATTTACTATCAAAAATAGTTAAATCTTTATCAAAAAAGAAATTTGTCTCAATTGGGCTGTGAAAAATGTATTCTAATCCACGATAATAAGTAATATATTGATCGGTTGTAGCATCGTACTCAAATCTTACTAACCAGCTAGCATCAAGGTTAGTTCCAGTTTGACTTCCGATGTTTGTTAAACTAAAATCAACACCATTGGTTGGTGATGTATTGTATATTTTTAAATTTTCTTCATATACTATGAGCCATGATCTATTAGCTGCATTATATGATAACCCAAAATTCTTATAACTGTATAATAGCTCTACCATTGCAGTAGTAAAATCATTGCCTATGTAATTTTTAAATACAGGTATGATTGAATTCACTAATGCTCCAGTTGGAACCCTAACATTCAAAGTTACTGGTCCTATACCATTTGACAGATTTCCTACCCCACGATTTGTGCCATCTCCTAATACTTCTGTTATTGTTGCATAGAAAAATGTAGTATCATCTAACCGTGAAGGCTGGCCTGGAACCAAGTTTTTGGATGAATTAAAGTAATAATTTGTTGGTGCAGTAAAGCGTATCGTTGCTCCCACTTGCAGATATTTTGCACCAGAAGTAGATAATGCTGCTCCACCAATAACAACTGGTAAATTTGTTTTAGTAAAATATCCAGTTGAACTTGTTGTGCCGGTCGTACTTAGATGCCATGCTATTCCACCAGATGAAAATGACGGGAAATTAGAATAATAAAATTGCAATAGTTCTTGTGAATTTATTACATTTCTAACGGTTGTTGATAAAATATTTCGTATCTCTATCGGAGATAGAAAAGAAAACTTCAAATTCCTGAGATATGTATTACGATATAAAACTCCATCCTGACCAAACATGTTGGTACTACTGTAATTGCCAGTAGTATCTAACATATCCAAATATTTGCTTAATCCAATACTTGTTCTATTCAGTGCTTTAACTTTAGTAACTGAACTAAAAGTGGTGTATGGTAATATATTATAATCTTCCCCAGTGATCATACGGTTCTGTGTATAATATTGCTGTGGAGCTTTTTGTTTTATATCATCAATACTTTCTCTGGATGCAGCATTTGCAACAGTGTATTCTAAACTTGCTCTAAATGTAATAGATTCCACTCTGTTAGTTCTACTTACATAATTAAATTTAATGGTCACTGCCCGCATTGCTTCTGGTGTAATTTTATACCCCAACCCATTTGCTGTTCTATAGAAGTATCTGAATTTACCCTGTGGTATATTAGCAAATGCACCATCACCAAAAATTAAATCAACTTGATCCCCTGCTTTACTATTGACCTGGTATAAATTACGGGCCATACTGCTGTTATATATGACATTTATGCCAGCTACTGCTGGGACAGCTGTCCATAAGTTCTGCAAATTACCTGACGAATCAAGACTATATAACCATCCATCAGCATTATTGATATTGTTTACATTTATATTAACTGTTTTGTTAGGTACTATATCAGTAATTGAAAAGTCAATACTAGCGAGATTTCCCTGTTTGAAGTAAAAGAAAAATCCGGTATTATTACTTGAATTTCCTAAATTATCATTGCGGTATAAAATATTAAATACTCCACCTAGTTTCGGTGCCACTTCATACACATATGATTTATTTACTGATGATGCACTCACCGATTCAAATGCTATAGTTTGATCTTCTACGGTAGCATCAAATTTATAAATTGGAAGCACAGATGGGAGTAAGTTTACACTATACTCATCTGTCATAATTCCATTCAGTAGTTGTGAATTACCAGGTCTACCAACTAGTTGACTATTTACTAAACAAGCATTAAATATTACAGTAAATTGTTCCAACCAATTATCATTTGATGGGTCATTCCATATTAGTGTTTGCCCACTCAGATTTATACCGTTACTATCATATACATTTTCAGTTGTATTTACCGTATCAATCTTTAAGAAACCAGAGGCAGAGATTGCTCTCTTTGGATTGTAACTTATTAATTTAGCTAATTTTAATACACTATCTCTGCGCTCAGCAGTATCTAAAAAATTCTCTCTGGCATTGAGGTCTGTTCTAAATGCCAAACTTTGTCCCAAGAATGCAATAAGGTCTATTAGAGCAATAAATTCACTACTCTCAGTAAAATCGTTGAAATCTTCTGGGTAGTATAATTTGAGATAATCAATCATACTCTTACGCAGAGTTTCAAAGTCATAGGTAGAGAAGTCAGCTTCGCGGAAAGTCTGATATAGTTTTTTCCAATTTTCTGCTGCTAGCAGGCTGGTTTGACGAGAAATTATAGCCATTGTGTTGTATAACTCAGTTTATGTATTTATTTTAGTATAAAGTAGACAGTTAATTGATGACACTTAGACTCTTGGAATCTCTATTGAATTTAAGTGTCATTGCAGAAAGTTGATTAGTTGTCACATACCGAAGAGTCAATACTATCTGAATACCAAACTGAAATTGTGTTACTATTAACTCATCTACTGATAGCCGTGGGTCATAACTAGTAATAGTTTTAATATCTGCAAGTATTAGTTCTTTAATTGATGGAGTAAATGGATCAAACAATATATCCCAAATTATTGACCCAAATTTAGGGTTCATCAATTTTTCACCTTTACGAATGTAAAAATGATTGATGAGGTCTTGCTTGACCAATTCAAAGTCCGTTAATTTAAAATTACGAGTCCTGTTAAAGGTACTGAATCCAGAATAAGTAGTCATATATATATTTATGACTGGCTTGCTAACACATCAACCGCATACCGACCTCTATTAAAGTAAGTTGCCCCAGAAGTATTATTAGCATCAGACCCACTTCCTGTTTTACGCCAAGTATTAGCTCCACCTGCACCTAATAAATGACTGACACACAACATACCTGCAACTGTGCATAAATCATCGCCGTCTTTTATTCCTTTATTTCGTAGTAAAGCAGCGTAATTTGATTTTAATAAAACCAACATAGCATTCTCTTGCGCACTTTTATTAGATAAGAAATCTTCTTTAGAATTAACACCATCTTTACCTCTCCAACTTGATGGATAGTTTGTAGCTTTATTACCATACAATGTTTTAGCATCTGGTTTTATATATCCTTGATCTATCAATACTGGAACACCAAATTGATATTTCCCAAGATAATTTAATTGATTTACGCTGCTATAATTACCACCACTCTCACTATAACCTATTTGAGTTATCAATGCTTTGGTTTGTACCACGGTCAATGGGCCCACCCCACTTGACGGATTTGGATTACTAGTCTTAGCCATATAACTAGTAGGAACTGGCTTACTCACCGATGCACTTGCCGCAGCCTTAGGGCCTGCATCTAATGAAGATGCACTACCAGTTAATACAGGATTACCACTGCTGTCTTTGAGCACCCCACCACTACCCGTACCTACTGTATTATTTTGGCATTCTACTATTTTAACATTGGCAGTCGGTGGATCTTCACTAGTTACACTTCCACCATCACTTGCTGACTGTGTATCTGATGCTGCTTGTGGTTGGCCCAGTGGGCCCGTAATCGCAATGTTTGGAGTACCTGTTTTTCTATCGTATGGTTCATGCGTAGGTGCTATTTTAACAATACTATCAAGAGAATTAGGAGTGCTTATCCATTTTCCATCTTTAAGTCCAGTATCGCTCAAATTAAAAGTTGGCATTTTTGGAAGAACTGGAAATTGTTGCTCAACTCCTGAATTTAGATCAATTGATTGTGCTGTAAATTTTAGTGGTCCTTTAGTTGAAAAACTACCACCAGTACCACTCATAGTGACACTAGTACCTGGCGTTGCCATACCAAAGTCACTTGAATTAAACATCGTCTTGCCACTAGTTCTTGTGCTTAACTCTTTACTTTCCATCTTTGCTGATTTTTTTGCCGACATATTAAAACTGCCACCGGCATTTATGTTTACATCCTTGTCAGCATGTAAGTTTAAATCACCTTGAGTTCTAATACTAAAGCTATTGGCACTATATATATTAATGTGTCCACTACCTGTCATTTCTAACCAGGCACTACCATTTATATTTCCAATATATAGAATTTTTTCAGAGTCATTCATCAATAATTGATGACCACCTGCAGTTCGTAATCGTATCAATCTATCTTTGTCTTTAATGTCACCATCATCCATTACAAACTGGTGTCCACCTTTTCGTGCAGAAATTACATCCGAGTCTGTATCTGATAATGGTCTTCCTGGAGTGCTTATTCCAAATACAGTACTAGGAGTTTCACGCTGACTACTGCTGCTTATGGTCCCTCGTACATTATCTTCATCAAGTCCTTGTGTAAATAGAATTTTCAACTGTTCTTCATGCAATGGTCGTGGAAGAGTGCTGAATTTTTCCCAAGAAACATCAATATTTTCGTTGACTTCTACTACCGGTGCTACATTCTTCTTTTTATTAAAAAGCTTTTTAATATCAGCATTTTCTATGGTACTATCATCAATGTGTTTTGCTCCAGCGATACCAGGAACCATATGATGACCCAGTTGATTTGGAATACAAGCAAACCAATATCCACGCATTGGATCACCCGCAACAAAAGTGCATAATACTAAGTTTCCAATATCTGGAACAGTAAACCACATTCCATATGTGTGTTGAACTTTACTGAATGCATTCGTTGTATTTGCATCAGTCTGAGTTGTGCTACCAAAGAAAGGGCTAGCATAACTAACCGTACGCCAATTGCTAGGATTTGTATCATCACCTGCTCCTAAGTCAGGTATCCATACTTGAAGTCTGCCAGACATTGTAGGATCTGAATTATTAACAATTTTTCCTATATACGGTCCAGAGTCAAGACGAAGACCAGGAGTATCTTCCCGTCTTATATATTCTGGTACTTTTTTGCCAGTTCTTTTATCACTTGACATTTAATATGCTCCTGATAGTCCCATGTCTACTACATTTCCATCATCAGCAGTGCTGGTAATAGAGATTGTTGCTGCGGTATCATTAATTTTTTGTAATTCTTGCCGGTTAAATTCCGGACTGATTGTTGTTACTTTTGCGTCTTGATCCTGTTTCTGTTCATTTTTACTAACCTCTTGTTCAGAAGTCGGGGATGAAGTTGTCGCTGTATCAGTTGCTCCGTCAGCCGAATTTTTATTATTAGCATCAGATTCTGCTTTTTTGGTGTCAGCAACGGTAGAAGCATCTGGTTTTCGTTCATCACCTGGATTATTTGCCAGATTTGCCAAATCAGTGTCGGTTTGTTCAAATAATCTAGCTAGCTCAAGTGTTTGAGTAAACTGACCCCTCTCAAATGAATTGTTAATAACAACAATACTATACAATCCACTAAAAACACTAGATTTGTATGTTGTAAAATCCATTAGTCCAGTAGATTGATCGTAATCAGTTGGTGTCCTAAAAGACAACCAAACATATACTTCGCCAGTATCCGTAACTAAACTTAAATTTTTATCAACTATTACATTGTCACCCTCAGAATACAATGTATTCCCTGGATTAAAAAATAAATCATCTTGTTTTATGAATTCAGGATCACCACTAATTTTTAATTGTACTTTAATCATATCACCTGCACTAGAAGACAACTGTGACTTTTGAAGATCATTAGCTGCAACTGCACTAGCAGATTGAGGAGTTATTGAATTTGATGCATTTGCAATAAGTGGCACAACTTTAATTTTATTTGGTGATATAGTACCCTTTGTTATACTACCAGAATTTGCAGGGTCTTGTTCAATTTTACCGGCTGAGGTAGTAGCTATTTTTTCTTGCTTTGTTGTATCACCTGTTAGTATACTAAAAAACATATAATCAAAATCAATACTAAAATCAAGTATTGATTGATTTTTTCCAGAATACATATAATGATACTCTTTGACAATTTTAGTCGGCAATGATTTTACTGCTTTTGGGAATTTTGTATTATAATACTTGTATTTTATTATATGATATGTTATTTTTTTCTGATAAACTTGTTGCAAATCATCGTATTCACCCAAATGCAGTGTTGGTATAATCTTATACATATCCAATGGTTTATCATCTTCCAACTTAGTTTGTGGTGTCTCTGTTATTTGCTTTCTAATATATTCACTATTTTTTAGTACTAGATTTATAACTTCTATTACTGAAGTTCCAGCATTTAAACTAAAAGTGGTAGTATTGTTGTCTACTCCGGCTGGTACTGTATAGAATTGTTTTCGTAATGCCGCTACTTCTTTACTATTGACTTTAGCATTAGTCATCTTAGTATTACTAGCTTGATTCCTTTTTGGTATAACAATTTGTGATTTTTTTATGTCATCTGCAATTATAAATTCAAACTCATCTGCAAACTTCTGTTGTTTACTAGACACTTTTTGTTTTTGATATTCATTCATTGCTGCAGTATAGCTGTATGTTTTGTATGGTGTTGTGTTGTTTGCCTGAACTACATCATCTGCTTTTTTAGCTTCTTGTATTCGTTGACCTTCTGGTTTTGTTGGTGAATCCCATCCTTCTCCTACACCAAAATCTATACCACCAATTGTTGTA